TCAGCACGTAGAAGGAATGGCCGCCTAGCTGGTAGGTATAGCCCTCCGCATCGGCGATGGTCGGGTAGGTCGTGAGCTCCGTCTCGATGGCATAGGTCGAGATCCGCGTCGCCTGGTAGGCGGCGCCAGCCAGCACGATCCCCTGTCCGTAACGATCCTGCTCCAGCCAATAGACCGTGTTATCGGAGGAGGCCACGGAATAGGGCGCGCAGCACCCGTGATCGATGAACACGCCGGGCATCGAGCCGAACGGGAAATCGGCCGCCCCGGTGTTATACCAGATCTCGGTCGTTTTCGTGCCGATGAGCCAGATTTCCCGTTTGGCAACGATCAGCGACGCCAACAGGTCTGAATAACTTTCCTTGTTGGCGAAGAACAGCGGGTCGAATGTAGTAGCGAGGCTGTTGGAGACCTGGAACTGAGGTGTGCCCGGGACGGAGAACAACAGGAAGGTATCGAGGTAATCGGCCCGGACTGCGCCGCGGAACGTCCCCGTGGGATCGATGATCGGCGTGAACGCATTCGTTGCAAGCGTAACTTGCCAGCCGTTCGCGGTGCCATCGACAATAACGAGCTGCAAGCCGTTGTCGGCCATCGATACCGGCGTCGTCAGGCCAACCGTGATGGTGCCCAGCGCGGTCCAGCTCCAATCCTTGTTGACGAGATACACGCCGTCCCCGGCGACCGCGTAGACCGCGCCGGAGGTGGTCGCCCGGATGCCGCGGATCGGCGCTTGTGGAGCCGTGGAAAGCAGCGTGAGCCCGGGCGTTGGATAGAGGGCCATAGGCGCCGGCTCGTCGCTCGACGGCGGCAGCGGCTCCGAATAGAGGTTGACCTGGCGCTGCGCGGCGGCAACGACGGAACGCGCCATATAGGCGCCTCCGGTCAACGGTATCCGCATCACCAACCGCCGGTCTGAAAGCCGGGCGAGGCGGAGGCGGCAACGGAGCTCCCAAGCCGGCCCGCTACGCCCGCCGGCATAGCCAGGTCGGGGATCTGCGTATTTGCCATCCGCAGTACGTTGACCGCGGCGCGCATGCGGCCCACCAGGGCCGGCTGCGGCGTCTGGCCATAGTTCATCGCCAGCTCGTTCGCCAACGTATAAAGCATCGCGCTCATGTATTCGGGCGGATAGCCCGTCAACGGGTCGGTCAGCACGGCGACCGGCGGCAAGGTCGTTTTGCAGAAGATATGCAATTCATAGAGCGTTGCCGGCGGGATCGGCCAGATAAACAGCGTCCCCGTGGGATAGTCCGACTGGTAGAAGGCCGCGGTCGGAAAGGTCGTCAGGCGCTTGAGGGCGATGGTGTTGTAATCCTCGCGCGAGTCCACGATGCGCAGGGGATAGTCAACCGGGTTGGGCAGCGACGTGAGCAGCCGGGCGAAGGCACTGTCGATGCGCTCCGGCCGCGTCACGGCGAAGTCTCCGGCCGCCCCGACGCTGTAGGAGGTCGCCCCGGTCGAAACCAGGACGAGCTCTTGCAGCGACCAGACAAGCCAACGGCGCCGCTGCCATTCGGCCAGGATGTTGATGAGCAGTTGGAGCCCGGTCTGCGCGTCCTCCGCCAGCGGCGTCTGGCCGACGCCGATGATGGAGGACGTACGCATAGCGAACGCCACCAGGTCGCCCGCGGTGGTTATGGCCATGCTAGCGCCACTTCACCCATGCACCGTTGATGAAACGATATTGGATGGCCACGCCGATGGCCCCGGCGGTCGTAGCCACCGCGCTGCCGTGCCAGTCCTGCACGGTGAGCGCGGTGACAATTTGGCCGAACGACAACTCGCAGATCTGATAGGGCTGCGGGTTGGGCGTCAGCTTGACGGTCAGGGCCGCAATGGTCCCGGCCGGGTTGACATAAAGCAGCCGGTCGTCCGTCCCGAGGGCGATGGTCGTGCCGGTGAGCGGAGATTGGACGTTGATCGAACCGGTCGCGGTGGACCGGTTGATCTCATCCCCGCTGTGGAGCCGCGTGCCGCGGTCGAGCATGGCACGCCCTCCTAATTCGCTGCCAGGCGGCAAGCGAGCTGCGGGCGGATTGCCTGGTATCCGTAGAGGATATCGAGGCGGCAGGGGAGCACGTCGTTGTTGATGTCGTACTGCCGGACGACACGTATAGACAAACCGTCCTTCTCAGCCCGGGACGCCATATCGACGCCGCGCGGCATCACCAGGTCCGCGGTGGCGAAGGTGAAGGCGTCCGGATGATAGCAGATGGAGTTGCCCGTGGGCGTAGAGGCGGTGCCCGCGAAGGTCACGACGGCGCTGTCCGCAGGCGAGGCGGAGACGTTCTGGAACGCGCCCGAGGTGACGATAGCCGGAGCGAACTGCATCGTCCCCGCGCCGCCCGTATAGGCCGCGGTAAGCACGAACTGCTGCAACGTCGAGGTCACCGCCTTCGTCTCGGGGTGGACCCTGAAGACGTTGTTGATCGTGAATATATCGCCCGCGTTGCCGGCGCCGGTCCCGGTCTTGACCACCAGGCTTGAGCCGGTCTGGTTGGCGCCGTTGACCAAGTAGCCGGCCTCCGCGCCCGGAGTGAGCTGGCTGAGAAAGGTGTTCTCAGCAAACTCGAAGCCCGCCGTGTAGCCCATCACGCCATCGGTGTACTGGGTCGCGATCCGCTGGCTCGACTGGAACAAGCCCTTGAGGCTGTCCACCAGGTCAACGTTGTCCTGGGTATTCAGCCGCACCATCCATTGTTTCGACTGCGGAGTGAGGTTATCGAGCAGAATCTTGCGCCCGGTCAGCACGTTTTTGAACGACTGCGGAGCTCCCTGCCCGTTGACCTGGTTCCACACCGAATTGACCATTGACAAGGCGTCTGCCTCGACGTTGGCCGCCAACACGTTGATCGCCGGCTCGATGTAGCGCGCGGCAAAATCGTCAATGTTCAACGTCAATTCCTGGCTGCTGAACGAAAAATCGACGTGTTTCTGCGTGCTGATGGTCAGCGAGGTGTTCGTTTCGACGCTGTTCTGCACCGCCAGCGTGGGACCGCTTGAAACGGTATACTGCACCGGGTTGCGGATACGCAGCGTGGTGCCAATCTTCGCCCCGCTTTGCGCGAACGAGTCGTCGTACTGGCGGTTGATGCTGCCGACGAAGTTCAGCTTCTGGTGCAGAATGACCAGGGCCTTAGCCGTGATCATGTTGATATTGAGAAGGGTATTAGAGGCCACGTCTGTCATTTGACTACTCGCGACTATCGCGTTGACTTGGATCGACTGCCCCTCACTCGGGTGAGCTCTTGGGGCGGACTTCCTGTCGCGAGGGTCGAGTAGTCGCAGCGACGCGGGAGGCAGGCACGACGCAGGGAGAAACCGCTCCCAGCCGGTTGGCTATTCCATCGAGGCACATCCGCGGCCTATGCTCGGCGGATGAGATACCTCCCGATGATCATCGTGTCGGTCGCGCTTGCCGTTAACATCGGCACCGCCGCCTTCAACCTGCTTCAGCTCCGCCGCTGGCGGCAGCTAAACCGGGCCTGGCTCGAAATCTGCATGATGGCGTGGTACGCCCGGCACTCGCCGGGTCCGTTGTCGGTGCTAGCGGAGGACGCCGGGATCAGGCTCCGCAAGCGCCCGTGGGCGTAAAACTTCGGCCCGATTTCCGTAAAACAAAGCCGGGTTTTGCGTAAAACCCTCGGGCGTTTCGGTAAAACACGGCGGCCCGGCCTCACCGGGCGTTGCGCCGCTCCGCCGCCTGCTTGGCGTAGTACTCAACGAGCTGCTGCGTGGTCGCGGTGGCCTCATTGAAGGCCGCACGCGCCGTCCCGCCGCCTATGGGACGAATGGGCGGCGGCGCCTGGGTTGTCCGCCTGGCGCCCGCGGCAGGCGCCCCTGCTGGGGCCTTCTTTTCCATCGACGCCGCGAACCGGCCCAGCGCAATCGCCCGCGCCCGCTCGGTGCGGAGCCCGGCGATACGCTCCATCTCCTCCGGATCGTCGGCCAGCGCCGCGGCAACCGCGGGGCCGTCCGGCGTTTCAATGAGGAGCTGCGCGATCTGCGCGTCCGCGCCCATCTGCATGAGCGCGGCGCATTTGTCCTGCCAGTCCGGATAGGACGCCCGGCCGGCTTCATGGAACCGGTCGGCCCGGTCCCGCTCCAACCGTTCGGCAACCTGCTGCTCGACCAGGCGCGGGATGTCCTCCGGCGTGACCGGAGACGGCTGGCGTGGGGCCTGGGTGCGGGTCCGTTCGAGCTCCGCCGCCAGCCGCGCCCGCTCTTGCTCGCCGGCCGACAGGCGCGCGGAGAGGGCCGCAATACGCCTATCGACACGGCTCGGCTTTGGCTGTTCGGTCTCGGTGGTCTCAGTCGCAGCGCCCGCATCGGCCGGCGCGGTGGCCTCCGTCTCAGTCGCAGCAGGTTCGGCCGCCGGTGCGGCCCCGCCCTGCGGGTCGGTGGTAGTATTGCTCATGTTCGCGGGTTATCCGTTCTGTCCGTTGCTGACGGAGGACGTCGCCATGGTTCGAGGGTTAGGAGATTTCCAACGCGCGCAGATCAAGCGCCGGGACGCTAGGATCGATCTGCTGTTCCAACATCTGCACAACGCCCTGGATACGTTGCAGGACATTATGAGACGGCCGTACGAGCCACCGGCCCCGCCAACCGCGCCAGCCAGCGCGGCCCCAGCAAAGCCCGTGGCGGCGGTTGGTGAGCCGGCGGGCACCCTCCCGGAATATGCCACCATCAACCGATGGATCGAGATTTCCGGCATGAACCGCACAGCCATCTATGAGGCAATGAAGACCGGGGAGCTGAAGGCGATCAAGGTGCGCCGCCGCACTTTGATTGATGTCAAAGCCGGGCTGGCTTGGATGGGAGATCGCGTCTATTCGCCATCAGGCCGGATTCTCGGGCGTTACTAAGCGCGCCCGAGCTCGGGCTCAGGGGCGGGGAACTCGTCGCCCGGCGCGGATGCCTTGACCGGCGGGGCCAACTCATCCGCGGCCGGCGTGTTGGCGACGACGGCGTTCGCCAGGGCATCGCCTTCATAGTTCAGGGCCGTAATGAGGTTGCCGAGGGCGGCCGGGTCGCCGGACGAGTTGGCGCGGTGGATATGGTGGGCGATGCCTTGCACCAGGGCACGGGCGGAGCCGAGCACGCTCGTCTCCTCTCCCACCGCGGTATGCAGGTGAGCGAGTATTGTCATGGTCTTATCCTTTACTGTTGGGAGGAGGTCGCCCCGGTCGCGGCGCCGCCGGCAAGCAGCCCGGCGATGCCGTACTTGCGCAGGATGCCGATCGTCTTGGCGTCAAATACGACGTAATTGCGCGTCCCCGCGCCGCCTCCGCGCCGCGAGCCCTGGTCGAGATAGCGGATGCCCGGAATGCCGGCCTGATGCAGGGCCTGCGAGACAAGCGCCGCGGCCTGCGAAGGGTCCGGCTTGGTCGTGCCCACGTATTCGCCGCGCTGCTGCCTCACCATCCCCTGGTAGAGGCTTGAGCCGTCAGCCGCGTTGTCCCATGCGGTTGGGTAATTCTGCTTGGCGAAGGTTTGCACATTCGGCGGCAATTGGTCGCGCGGCGTGTCCCAATCCAGGAACGTCGCCGGGTCCGCCGCGATGTTGACCTGGTACATGTTGCCGGGGTTTGTTATCTGCGCGGTCGGCCCCGTTGGGTCGGCGAGCCGCGCCCTGATCTCCGCCAACCGCTGGCGTCCCTGAGTATAAATTCGCGCACTCGACTCCGTCGTCGCCTTCGACAGCATCTTGGCAAAATTGGCGTCTTCCGCATCGATCCCTTCGAGGGTCGCGCCTCTATCTCCGCCGAAACGGTCCAGATAGTAGGCGGCGCGGTGCGCGATATTGTCGTAATCGTATGGGCCGCCATCAAACTGAGGCGCAGCCAGCGCGTCCCGGTAGGACCGCGCCGTCCCCTCGTTCTCCGCGAAATAAAGCCCATGCCCATACGCCTGCGCGCCCTCCCCGGTGCCAACCGCATCGGTTGAGAACTGGTCGAACGAATGCGGCGAGCCGTGGTAAGCGGTGATCCCCGCCGGCTGCATATCCGCCAGCACCTTCATCGCTGCGCTGTCGAGCCCTAGACCGGGCGCCTGCGGCGTTGCGGCCCCGGTGGCTAGTGGGTTGGCCGCACCGGCCGGCGGCGGCTGTGGGGCCGCAGAGGAGGCATCGATCAATCGTCTGAGATCAGCTCCGTTTCGAACCGTCTGGTAATCCCCATTGTAGGCAACGCCGGTTTCCGGCTGGCCGTTGACGATCTTCGCCAGTTGCCGCATTTGGGGATCTGTCGGTCGGCCTGCGATGTGAATATCGCCGTATGTGCTACCGGCCCCGATGCCGGCGTTAACCCGCGCGGCGCCAGTATCCGCCAGCATCGCATTAACGCCATCATCCCCGAAACCGTAGCCCAGCGTATTGGCAATATACTCGTGTGTATTGTCGCCGGTTCCTAACAGTCTGCCATCAGGCAAGACATACTTTGCCTCGCTAGGGTCACGGGGATTGAAAAACTTGCGACGCTGCGCATCGGTGATCTGCCGGAATATCGGCGCCTTCATCTCTGGGGCCGTCGTGCCCATCAGCAGGCCGCCCGCCGTCTGCCGCGCGGCGTCGAGATATCCCGCCTGCGTTGGCCAGCCCGTCGATGGGTCAATCGTTCCTGCGGCAATACCAGCAGCCTTTTGCTGCGCTACCCAATCACTATACGCCTTGGCGTTGGCAGTCCAGGCGTCCGCCAGCGTGGGAGCTCCGGCCGCCAGCGGGTTGCCGGAAAGCTGGTTCGGATCGAACGGGCTGGGCGGCGCGAGGAGGTTTGTCCCGCTCATTGCATCATCGGCGCCGGTTGCGCCTGCGCCTGGTCAGGCGGCGGTTGCAGCGACTGCTCGATGCCCGCGTGGCCTTGGAGGACCGGAACCAACGGCGTGCCCAGCATCTGCTCGACCATTTGCCGGACGATGATCTGCAACGAGGTCTGGTCAATGTTGCCAACCGCCGCCAGGCGCCGCGTTTCGGCGTCATAATCCTTGATCGCCAGCTCGCCCGCGCGGTCCTTCGCCTCTTCCTTCATCCGCACGATCTCCGCCTTGA